CTTCAATGCGGCTGCCAAGGGTGTGGCTACCGGGAAGCGGGGCGGACGTGGGCACGGACGCGGCGGCGCTGAACTTCGTCACCTTCGCGATGCGCTGGTCAAGGTTCTCAAGTTCGGTCTCGTAGGCTGCAAACTGCGTCTGCTCTTCTTCGGTCCAGTTGGCGGCGCGGTTTGCAAGCGCCTCCATCTTGGCGAACAATTCGCCACGCTTGGTGCTCAGTTCGGTCATTGTGTGATGGTTCCTCTGTGTTTTGCGATTGCAAGTTTCGCCCGTGCAATTCGTGCGCGGCGCTCGCTAAGCGAGTGTTGATCGTCCTGATCAGCGGCTACCTCAGCGGCGTGCTCCGGCTCCAGATGGGGAGTGGTGGCGGCACCGGCCCGCGCCTGCGCATGCAATTGACGTGCGTTCTCAATCACCTCGACATACGTCTCGTCTTCAAACTGCGGAAGGGTGCAGGGTGAAATTTCGTCAAGTTTCACTTCCTGTATTTCCAGCAGATCCATTTCGCCATTCTCACCATAGGTCCACGACTCTTTTACGATGTCGAAGCCGATGGAAAAGCCCTCGACAATCCCGCGCACGAGGTTGTCGGCAAACGTGGCATTGATGCCAACGTCGCTCATTTCAAAGTCAACCATCAGGCCAGCAGGCGCAACGGACAGCATTAGGGTGCCGCTGCCGGTTGACGCGAGGGGAAAGTCGTCGTTGTGGTTCCACAAGGCGCGGACGTTGCGCTCTTGGATCGTCTTATTGAATGCACCCGGCGCGATGCGGAGGCGAAACATATTCCAGCGCACGGTTTCAACTCCGGTCGGGCATGCAAGGCCGGTCACGCGAATGTATCCCGGCGTCTTTTCAGTAGCGGGATTTTCCATCGCAAACACGGCGCGCAGGGTGTGATTCTTGCCCGACAGCTTTTTCAGCTTGTTACTCAATATCTTGGTTCTCCAGCTTGGGCGCGAGGGGCTGCGGCGTTAGCGCAGGGTCGCCGCCAGCGTTGCCCATGTTCAGCGGCGCAAGGATTACGTCTTCACCATCCACAGCACCTAGGCCAACCTTGGCGCGGGCTTCGTTCACAGACACAAACGGACGACCGCACGCGATCTGCATCGACTCATAGAAGGTTTTCATGTCAGGTCGCTGAATCTGTTCCGTGTCGAAGCGCGGCTCGTATGTGTGCCAGTCGGCCTCGCCAAAGAACTTTGTAAGCACACACTGCTCGATGTTCTTCAGGCGTGCGCCAAGGCCGAAGATCAGCCACTGCCGCGCAAGCTCTGCGGTGTTGGTCACGCCCATCTTGGACATATCCATGAGCAAGTGCGGCGGGGTGTTGGTGGCGCGGGCAACCTCAAGGATCTGGAACTGCATCGCCTCGATAAGCTGCGCGTCCTTCGGGTGAATGCCAGTGCTCACCCACTCGACGCCTTCCTCAAGAATGGCGACGGTGTGCGCCTTGTGTACGCCTTGGTGTAGCGCATTCCATGAATCCCGAAGGTTGTTACGTGCGGCCTCGGAAAGGCTCTTGCCAGGGTGACGCAATGCGCCGCCAGGCGCTGCGCCGTTCTTAAACACGGATGCGCCGTAGGTCTCTGCGGCCTTCAGTCGGCCAATGGCGTCAACGCCGTCCTTGATAAGTCCACGACCAACAAGCCCGCCCGTGTTGAACCCGCTGATGTGGAACATATCCGCCTCAGCGATAGGGATAGGGTCGCCTTTGGGCGGGGTGTATTCGTACACAATTGTGCGCGCATCAATTCGGATAATCTTGACGCGGCTATGCTCAAGCGGCCAAAGCTCTGCCTTGCCATTGGGGGCGCGTAGGATCTGCGCGAAGAAGTCGCCGCGAATGATTTCACTCGCTGCGGCCATACGCCAGAATTGGAACGCCGTCAAGTGCGGGTTAGGCTTGAATCGCAGAACATTATAGAGCGGATGCTTGACGGCGTGCCGCACTTCCGGCTGGTCGTCTTCGTTGATGAAGTTTTCCAACAGGTTCAGCGGGAGGGTCGCAACCATTTCGGCGTTCAGGCGGACGGCCTGTAGGACAGCCGTGGAGGACAGCATGCTCTCTTCGGTGACGGTCACGCCGCTGGTTGACACGCCCCCAGAATGGATCGGCGCGTACCAGAAATCATCGCCAGCATTAGGCGAACTTGACGCCAGCGTTACAAGGTCGCCTATCATTGGCGGGCGCTCGGGGGCTTAGGCATCACAAAAAGGATATATACCATAGCACAAGAAAAGAGCAGCGCCCCGGCAGCGATAGCCGCATAGCCGATATTGAAGTTCATGCCTATTCCGGCTGCAATAAATGCAATGCCGCTGTAGGTCAGTTTGTCTAATTTTTCAGCTTGGGGGCTGCTCATGTCTTGAGGATATATCAACCCGAACCGCTACGCTAGTGTTCTGTTCCTGATTTAGGAAAAGCGCGGCTACACTTCCCATGTCGGTGATTCTCACGCGCCTATACTTGGCCTTGAACCCGCACGCACTACACCGCCGATAGACAAGCATCTCAAGGCTTCCGGTGCGGATCATCTTTCCATTCCCGCACGATGGGCACGCCAATTCAAACTCAGTCAGTCCTATCATATGGTATCGATCCCTCTCGTTTCGTAGACGCTCGGGCCTGCGTCCGGGTTGTTGATGTAACGCCAAAGAGCGGTTAAGTTAGCGCATGCTCCGTCTATGTGGTACCTCCTTTGTTTGTGCATTCGGACCAATCGCCGGTCGCCGTTTGAATTGCTCAGCGCCTGCGCGTTGGCGATGTTCCAGTTCAAGATCGGATGGTTCTCGTGGCAGAGTGCGCCGCGCTTGCCCAGCATAGATTCGATCTCTTTGATGGGTGGAGACATGCCGCCAAAGCCGGTGGGGTGTGTGACAAGCTCAAAGCCGTCGCTTACCAAGTCGCTCACGATGCTGGTTGCATTGAATCGGTCATAGCCGATGTCCTCGATGGCAAAATACTTGTTGGCCGCGTTGTAGAACTGGCGCATGGCCTGGTAGTCCACGACATCGCCATCAGTCTTGTGCAGCCAGCCTTCGTCTATCCACTGGCCGTAGGGGGCTTTGGCGTTGTGGCCGAGGGAGACGACATCCTCGCCCGGCACCCAGAACATGGTGATCTGGTAGTGTGGCTGGCCGTCGCTTGTGGCAGGGAACCACAGCGCCGCGGCGGTCATGTCGGTTGTGGTGGACAAGTCGAACCCCCCGAAACAGTGACGGCCAACCAGCGCCTTTGCGTAGGGCGAAAGGATTAGCTCGCCGTCGCGCATTATGCAAGGCTGCGGATCTTTGTGCCCACGCGACACCCAGCGGTCGTGATTAAGCCAACGCTCGGCAGACTGCACCCAGATATTCAGGTTGTACCGCTTGAAGGCGTTCAGTTTTGTCGGTATCTTCTTTGCGTCGTTGGCCTCCTGCATCATATCTTCGGCCTTGGTAATCAGGTCAAGGGATGGGCAGGCGCGTTTATGGACTGCCGGGTCCATCCAATCGCTTGCAGGGTCGGCGGCATAGATGAGGGTGTGAACCTTGGGGTCCATGATGGAACCGCCGTGGATGTGCTGTGAGTGCTCCCAGTACTGCCAGCCGATGGAGTAGGGGTCGAAGATACCCGCCGTGGAGATGGAGAACAGGAGCGATTGCTCGCGGGCGATGCCGCCTTTTTCCAGCGCCTCGACAAGAGGGCGGCTGTTGACGTGGATCTCGTCGAAGATATGCAAGTGCCAATTGAGCCCCTCGCTGCCCTTCGTCTCTGAACTCAGCGCCTGGAAGACGCCGTTGTTCTTCTGGCAAACCATCCGCGCCATCGTGTCGTAGGGCGTGACGCGCTTGGCAAGGGCCGGGGATGCCTTCGCAATGTCCCGCGCAACCTTGTGGATGATGCCCGCCTGTTGCCGGGACGTGGCGGAACAGTAGACCTCGGGCGACATTTCGCCGTCACCAACCAGCATGTAGTTACCCAAGCCGCCCGCATAGTTGCTCTTGCCTTGCTTCTTGGGCGTCCAGTTGATCGACTTGCGGAACCGGCGCAACCCCTGCGGCGACTGCCAACCGAATAGCGGGATGGTAAGGTCGTACTTCTGCCAGTCGAAAAGCTCGAAGGGCTTATTGGCCCAGCGGCTCATGGTCTGGCGCATCCCCTTCTCAAAGAAGGTCACGACACGGCGGCCTGCATCTTCGCTCATGCGGTAGTCGCGCAGGGTGGCCTCGACATCTTGAATGTTGCGCACCCACCAAGGATTCCAGCCCTCGCGCTCAGCCTTCGCGACGGCGCGCATGTAGTCCGCATGCTCTTCAGCGGGCTTACCAATGGCGTAGGACCATAGCCCAGCGGCGTACTCGGGCCTCACTTCGCCCGATTGCCACGGCGGAACCATGGCGGCACGCGCTAAGCGCCTGGCCTTCTTGGTGGTTCCAGACGCCAAATCAGATGCCCATCGCCGTGAGGGGGTCGTCTTCGGCGTCGGCAGGGGCGACAATCTTGGAAGCGGCGGATGGGGTGAGGCCGGATTCAGACAGCAGGGACCGGATGATGGTCGTCAAACTCTGCTTGTCCTTGGTCGCCGGGTGGCGTTTCGGCTCGCCATTATCACCAATGAAGTACGCCCCGACCTGCTCAGTGATGGCGTGGGCGGCCTCCCAATCGGCTATAGCCTGGCAAAGCTGGGTGAGCAGGGGGCGGAATGCCCGCTTGTCGATGCCGACGTGCCGCCATTCGGCGGATATCTCGAACCACAACTCCTTGGCGCGGGGCGTCATTACGGGCGGCGGCTCGCCAATGCCGGCCTCGAATTTCGGCTCCTTCGTGTTCATCGCACGCTTGCCACGGTTGCCTTCCAGTAGCTTGAGCGCCTGCGGTTTGGGTTTTCTGCCTTGGGCCATGAAGTTAATCCTTTTTGTTAGCTCTTCTTCGTAAGTGTAACAGGTTCGGGGGGTTATGTAAACC